GCTGTTTTCTCTGGAACCATTGACCCTGTCATCCATGAGGATCCGGATATGATTTCAGATTCTGAATCAGAGCAAGAATATAATGTTTTTGTCGAAGATGATGAAGATGGTGATCAAGTTGCTTTGGAAAATAAGATGAGAACTAATCCGTTTGCCTGGGGTCAGATACCAGAAGAAATTGAGAAATTAAGAAGAGAACGTCATGACATAGTTCATCGAAGAATCTGTGAAGTTAGAGGTTTTGAGTTTGGAGAAAAGCCTTTATCCAATTACTTTCAAATAGAAGACCAAGGGTTCGATATAATTAAAAATCAAACTCCAGATATTGTGATGATTGAAGAGTCAGAGATTAAGTTAATTGATGTTACTATTAGCTCTAGTCATTTATCCAGTATGATAAAGAAAGGTAAGTATGAGAATGCGCGTAAAATAATTGAGAGAAATACAAACAAGAAGACAACTGTCCACTGTGTGAGACTGGATCCAAACACATATGATCTAGAAGCTCCAAGTAACTTGATCACTGAAGATGAGTTATATGATGTTCTGGAAAGTATCGAAAAGATAACAAACAGGATTGATGTTTTAAGTCAAACCGAAGAAGGTAAAAGATGGTTGATAAATTCAAGATCAGAGAACCGGTTGAATAATCCTTTCCAATTTAGTAAAGATTTGGTAACAGATCAGTTTGAAAGGTTTGAAAGAAAGCCATTCCACAATAAGCTGGACTTAAACGATGTGCTAGAAGGAAAATTAACATTGCCCAATGAAGATCAATTTATTGATCATTGTTTAGATGAATTTGATCCAACCAGTAGCAAATTGACAAATAGCCACTCCGCTAACATACAGAAATTTTGGGACTTCCACACATCTATGTCTGAAGGTCTAATAAATGATCCTTTGTACGTTGACAACAATCGAAAGTTCAGATCATATTTGCCTTTGCCCAATGTCGATGGGATGCTTGTCAGAGTTGATAGAAATACTGAAAATGATGATCAAGATATCACTTCTGTTCTTTCATTGATGAAGAGCTCTTTAGACGAATATTGTAGGATTCTT